CCTGCGGGTTGTAACAGCAGGCTTTCATCTCCGAGACTATGCAAGGGTAAAGCTAGTGCATGGGGACGTGGGCGTGGTGGACGGCCATGGCGTCGCTTGCGTGAGGCGGTGTTGTTAAGGGACAAATACACATGCCAGTACTGTGGGCATATTGGTGTTGAGGGTATGGAGGTAGATCATATTGTGAACATTGCGGCAGGTGGTACGGATGAGCTGAGTAATCTACAGACGTTATGCAGAAGCTGCCATCAATTAAAGACGAGGCGAGAGAGTGCACGCAGGTGATGTACAGATTAAACAACATTTAACAGATGATGATTTTAGATTAACAAAGTAATATAAATTTTGAATTAATTTGATTGTATCAATAGTTTAATGTAGGGGGGTGGGTGAAAGTCTGATGTTTTTTTTAACTGGACACCGCGGCCCTCCCATGCGCGGAAAAAATTCCCCTTTTAACTTGTTAAAGCATTTTAACAGGCAACATTTTCTGCTGAAAATTTAATAATTTATACCTATTTTAGATTGTTAAACAGGTTGTTAAAGACGCTTTTGGGCGTCTTTTTTTAACAGGAGATCTGCAATGGCTATGAACGAGCAAAAAGAGCTGTTCGCACGTGCCATCGTGGATGGCTTGTCAAATAAAGAGGCAGCGATAAAGGCTGGTTATAGTGAAAAAACAGCCAGCGCGACGGGGAGCCGGTTGCGTAAAGACCCTGACGTGATTGCACATATCGAACAATTAAGTGCGCCGGTGGCTGGTTCTGCGGTTGAACAGGGTGAAGAGCTAGAGAATGATGCGGTAAAAGTGGCGGATACGGTATCCGCATTACCGGTTAATTCATTTTACGGTGAAGAGGTTGTTAAAACGGGGTTAGAAGTAGCGATTGGTGACAGGAGTTACTCGTTACTTGATCCACGCGATTTGCTGACGCTGGCGGGTATGGGTGTTATTGAGTTAACGCAAGCGCAGATTAGGAGTTTGCAAACAGTATTGCCGTACAAATACGGCAAGGTTGGCGAGACGGGTAAGAAAGAGGCGCAGCAGGCGGCAGCGGAAGAGGTTTTACAGACGAATACGTTTGCGCCGTTGCGATCGCCTTCTATTAGGAGGTTGCAATGAGCGCGCTGGTACAAGCCACGGCTCCGGAATGGACCACAGCATGCGTTGACTGGCAGCAGCGGATTGTTGACAGGCAAAGTCTGATTGTGACGCCGCCGCTGTTTCAGGAATCGGCAGATGCCGCATTGCGCATTTTTCAGGCATTGAAATTATGTGATGTGCCGGGTGAACCGCGAATTGGTGACCCGGGTGTTTCTAAACAGTGGATATTTGATTTTGTGGCGGCGATTTTCGGGGCGTACAACCCTGATACTGGTGTAAGGCTGATCAATGAGTTCTTTTTGTTGATTAGTAAGAAAAATTCCAAATCGACCTACAGTGCGGGCATTATGCTAACGGCGTTGGTGCTTAATTGGCGCCGGGATGCTGAGTTTTACATTATTGCGCCGACTAAACATGTAGCCAATAACAGTTTTAATCCGGCGCGAGCGATGATTCATGCTGACCCGCAGTTGCGCCAGCTTTTTCAGGTGCAGGAGCATAACCGTACGATTACTCATCGCGGCACGAATGCAAAACTACAGATTATTGCAGCAGAATCGGACACAGTATCCGGGGTAAAAGGCACCGGCGTGCTAATTGAGGAAGTGTGGCTGTTCGGTAAGCGTGCTAATGCGGTGAATATGTTCACTGAAGTGACGGGCGGTATGGTGTCACGGGCGGATGGTTTCACTATTTACCTGTCTACTCATTCCGATGAGGCACCACGCGGGGTATTTGCGGATTTATTAAGCCGTGCCCGTGCGGTGCGTGATGGGAAAATTACTCAGAAATATTTCTTACCAGTGTTGTATGAATTCCCGCCGTCGATGCTGGAATCCAAAGCCTATATGAATCCGGCAAATTTCTACATCACTAACCCGAATCTGGGGGCGTCGGTCGGTGTTGATCAGCTTTTACAGCTCTATGATAAAGCCAAAACTGGCAAACCTGAGGAAGAACGTCAATTCTGGGCTAAACATCTGAATGTGCCGATTTCCATCGCGCTAGCCAATGATACATGGCTGGCAGCCAGTTTCTGGGAAAAAACCACAATCCCCCAAATGCACGGCTTGGATGAATTGCTGGACGCGTGCGAGGCGGTGACCATCGGTGTGGATGGTGGTGGGCTTGATGATTTGTTGGCTATTGCGGTGGTCGGTAGACGAAAAGGGGCACCACGTCAATGGCTGGTATGGGCTTATGCGTGGGCGTCGCCGATTGCGCTGGAGCGGCGCAAAAGTATTGCCTCTACGCTGGCGGATTTTGCTGCCTCAGGTGAGCTGACGATTGTGCCGAATGTCGGTGCCGATATTGAGGAAGTTGCGGATATGGTGAAATACATTTATGACCGCGGTTTATTAATTGAAATCGGACTGGACAGTGCCGGTGTTGGCCAGATTATTGATGCGATTCTGGCACGGGGTGTACCACAGGATTTATTAAAGGCAGTGACGCAGGGGTGGCGGTTAAAAAATGCGATTCAGACGGTAGAGCGCAAGCTGGCGGAGGGGACATTGCAGCATGGAGATAATGCCATGATGGCGTGGTCGATGTCTAATGCGCGTACTGAATTACGTTCTAACAGTTTACTGATTACTAAACAGGCAAGTGGCTGGGCGAAGATTGACCCAGTGATGGCGATGCTGGATGCGGTGCATATTCTGACCGAAAACCCGAACGCCGAACCGAGAAATGATAAATCAGTATATGAAACGCGCGGGGTTCGATATATCAGCTATGAGTAAGAAAGATAAGAAAGCGCGCAAGCATGTTTCGCGGAGCATTCGAGGCGAGGGTTTACGGGCGCAAGTATTTGACGGGGTAGATGATCCGGCATTTAAGGAGTTTATCCATAATAGTCTGAGTAGTGGCGGGGTGCGGATTGGGGAAAATAAAGCGCTGATGAATTCGGCACTCAACCGCTGTGTGAATGTGATTTCGGAATGCATCGCCTATCTGCCCATCAGGCTGCTGACAGACACGGATGAAAAGGAGGTGTTGAAAGATGACCCCCTGCACCGGCTAATCAAGAGAAAGCCGAATGACTGGCAGACAGCTTATGAGTTCAAGCGCCAGATGCAAGTGCATCTGCTGGAATATGGCAATGCCTATGCCCGGGTGATACGCAGTGGCAGGCGGGTGGTTTCTTTGGTGCCGATGCACCCGACACAAGTAGCGGTAGAGCAGCTGGACGACTGGTCGCTGCGTTATACCTATACCGGCACCAATGGCAAGCAGACGCAAATGGGTGCGGATGAGGTGTTTCATCTGCGTGATTATTCCGAAGACGGGATTAAAGGTATTTCGCGGGTAAAGCTGGCACGCGAAGCGCTGGGGATTGCTTTTAGTGCGGAGAAAGCCACCCGACGGACGTTTGCACACGGGGTGATGGCCAGCGGGGCCGTTGAGGTACCAAAAGCATTGACTGATGAGAGCTTTATCCGCCTGCAGGAATCCCTGAGTGCGGCTAATGGCGGTGTGGAAAACGCTGGCGGGGTGATTCTGCTGGAAGATGGTGCCAAGGCGGCCAAATGGTCGAGTACGGCGGTGGATGCGCAGTTGCTGGAAAACCGTGCGCACCAGATAGAGGAAGTCGCCCGTTTTTTCGGGGTGCCACGGCCACTATTGATGCTGGATGATACTTCTTGGGGCTCAGGCATTAATGAGCTGGGGATTTTCTTTATTAAATTTGGTTTAAACCCATGGCTGACGTTGTGGGAACAGGCACTGGAGCGGGTATTACTGTCTGATGACGATGGCAAAATATTTAAATTCAATATCGGGGCGTTACTGCATGGTTCTCTTAAGGATCAGGCGGAGTATTTCAGCAGGGCACTGGGTGCCGGCGGCACGCAGCCATGGATGACACAGAATGAAGTACGGCGTACCTGTGACTTACCCTGTAGCAAGGATAAGGATGCTGACAGTTTAAAGAATCCGATGACACTTAAGAAAATGGACAGAAAAAGGCAAACAGATGAGCTTGATTAAATTACCACAACTGAATGCAGAGACGATTCCGGAAAAGGTTTCGTATGAGTTAACGCCACAGGCCGCCAAGAAGTGGTCGGCGGGTATTAAGGCGCAAGATGACGATAACGGTAATGTGATTAATATTTATGATGTTATCGGTGGCTATGAGGGTAATGGAAATTGTGAGTACGTTGCTAAAGCATTGAATCGAATTGGTAATAATGATGTGGTGGTGAATATCAACAGCCCGGGCGGCAGTTATTTTGAGGGGGTGGGTATTTATAACCAGCTAAGCATGCACCCGGGAAAAGTCACAGTGCAGGTGGTGGGTATGGCGGCCAGTGCGGCTTCTGTGATTGCGATGGCGGGAGATGAAATTCTGATTGGCTCCGGCGCGTTTCTGATGATTCACAATGCATGGTGTCTGGCTATGGGAAATCGGCACGACCTGCAAGGGGTAATTGATGGATTGAGTGTTTTTGATAAAGCCATGGCTGACCTTTATGTGCAACGCGGACATCTAGCATTGGATGAAGTTGTGGCCATGATGGACAAAGAAACATGGTTGGATTGTACAACCGCCATGAAATGCGGTTTGGCTACCGGACGGCTTGAAGTGAAAAAGCGGGCGGTGGCGGATGATGAGGGTAAACAAGCCAGAGCTTTGGTTGACATGGCTTTGGCACAACAAGGTATGTCGCGCAAAGAACGGCGACAGGTGTTAAGTGCATTGAATAAAAACCATGGCATGCCACGCGCTGCTGAGGATTCTGCCAAGCCTTGCGCTGGTGGCGATGATTTCTTAACAAGTGCAAGTAGTCTTTTGAATTTTTTAAATAAATAGGATTGATTATGATGAAGAAAAACGGCAAGCAGTATCCTTACCGTGGCGCGATTAAGGTTTTTGCCCAAGCGGGTGGGAGTAATCCGGCAGCGGTGATTGATGGTATTCGTTCAGGGTTGCAGGAATGGCAGAACAAGCAGAACGGTGAGGTAAATTCGCTGCGCGAGCAATTGAGTGCAGGGGAAAAGGCGCAGGCGGAATTAAAGCAGACGATTACAGAGTTGCAGGCCAGTTATGATGATATGGCGAAAAAAATCGCTGCCGGACAGATGAACGGGGCAGGCGGGGTAAGTCCTGAAGCTGCTGCGCGCAGTGCAGCCATGGCAAGTTATTTACGTTCTGGCGAAATTAATGCGGCTTTGACTAAAGATGGCGAATTAGGTGTTGTTGCACCGAGCGAGTGGGATAGAACGCTGACAAATAAACTGGTGGAAATTTCCCCAGCGCGCCAGTTATTTAATGTTATATCAACGGAAAAAGCAGCATTTAAAAAGGTTTACAATATTTTATCCATGCTGATTACTGCCGGCTATTTTTATGCGCATCGTGAGGATTTGGGTCGGGCGGAAAACGCTGCGGTGCCGGTGAATGCGCATAATCTGCTGGATTTGCACCGCAAGCGACCCGCATTAA